TTTGGGCATCGGCTTGCGACTCAGCAAACTCTCGTAAACGCATTATCTGCGATCGCGACCCAGGCCAGCTGCAACTGGTTCTTCAACTTCTGCATCAACTTCTAAATCATCTGCTGGCGCAGCAGCCATTGGGTCAGACATGGGGTCAGCCATTGGATCTACTGGTAATTCAGCAGCTACATCGCCACCGGGAATCACCGGAGCCTGTCCAGTGACTGTGCCCATTGCAGCCTCCAGTTGTGTTTTAGAACCTTGCAAGTTTTGCACCATGCCGCCCAGTGCAGCAGTTGCGTCAGCGTTGAATTTTGTTGCTTGTTCGTAACCAATTTCATTGCGGATCTGATCTACCAACGCAGGCAAATCTTTAAATTGCAATGAAGTGATCTGTTCAATCATCTTCTGCACTTGGTCAACCATGTCTTGACTGGCCAGGATAACCTGAGCTTGCTGAACTTCGCTTTCACTCAGTCGACGACCAGTTCTGCGACGGCTTTCTGCAGCCACCGCTTGCAGTGCTGCACCTTGCACAAGTTTTTGTTCGTCCGGCGAAAGAGTCTGGCCAGCTGCGCTTTTGGTCATAGCAGCTTTGAGTTTGGGGTCTTGAATTTTGTTTAGTGCCGCTTTGGCCTTGGCTGGGTCGACCGCAGCAGCAGCGTCTGGAAATTCTTCACGAACTTTCTTGGTCAGCACCTGTTCCATCATTACCAACTTCAAGTAGGCCGGGCTTTTTTCACTGCCATGATAGGAAGTGGTAGCACGGTGTTCGCGTATCAATCCGCGAACTCGACCCAACATTGTATTTGCCTGGCGCTTGGAAATTGATTCAAAGGTAATGGTATTACCAAAGTAACTTTCGAATACTTTAGCGATTTGTTTTGTTTGTGGCAGTACGGCCAGGTCTTGCAGTTTCATTGTCGAATCCTTGTTGTTGATAATAATATTTAGCCCAGTTGACACAAATGTCTAACCTATTTTCTATCTCTTTTTTCTGTATAATCTTACTTTCCAGCTTGGTAAGTATAATTTCATGCTGATCAGCAGTTTTTGCTCGATCGCCCAGGGCTGCTCTGGTGTTGATATCCACTGTTAAAAAATGTAGATTATTGTCCAGCTGTAGTATGTCTCTAGCTGTGTTATACCGTGCAAATTTGTCGGCAATGCACCAGCTGAGTGCTGCTCTGGTGCTGTGGAAAAGCCCAACGTCAGTTAGAGAACAGTATACTCTATAGTGTGCTGATTCTTTGACAATGCGATAACGTCCAAATACTCGGTATTCTCCATCATCATTTTTCCAAAGACTGTTGGATTGTAGCGCAGCAAACTCAGTTTTAAACAAGCGTTCAAATTGTGTGTCTAGGGTCATTTGAAGACGTATTGTGTGACAAGATACCCGACCATAGCAATCAGTGTACCAATGGCGCCAATGGCCCAGTTGATCAATTGATCATTGCGTTTTTCGGACATGGTCTGCACCATGTCACGTACTTCGCAAATGATTTTTTCAAGCTGGGAAATTTTAGAATCTACATTGTCCAATCTTGATTCCAACGCACTGTAGCGTTCTGCACACAGTTCCACATGTGCTTCTAAACTTTTCTTTTCAATATTGGTAGTATCAGCCATCTAAGTCTCCGTTGATCTATTTATGGAGATTGGCGCAAACCAAATATTCTGTTCGGCACCGCTGGTGACAATGATCGATGCCAATTCGGGCTTGTTATCCAGTCCAGTCAGCATGGGAACACCATCAGCATCGGCTCTCAGTACACTGGTTGGATCAGCATCACTGCCGTATATGTTGTTGGATTCTGTTTCAAACTCAAACATCCATGCACTGCGTGATGTGTCTGCTATAGGGTCTTGCAAGCGGAACAGTTGTGTTCTCAGTCCAAGAATCTGTGTCACAGTTTCCCAGTTGCGTTGTTGATTTCTTGCACGATTCCAGGATTCTGCATCGGTTATCATATTCCCTGCATTGTCGCGAAATGGAATCCTTGACGGTTTAAAATGTCCTGTAATTCCAGTGGCTGTTATGTCAAAGAAAGTTTGTACTGCATATTTCATTTGTTCTTTTTACTCAATTCATATAGCACTTCGACTTTGCTGCACAGTTCGTTGAGTGCTACATTGTTGTGTCTGGATTCAAATATTTCAGCCCAACGGCGCTTGTGTTCTAATTCGTCCAGTTCTTGTTTTAGCTTGGGATCTTGATAATGCAGTGATCGATGTTGGGCACCAGGGTGGCGAGCATACACTGTCCGGCCGCCATCTGGACTTTCAAATATTGTCACTTCAGTAATCTTGCTCACCATCATAATGAAGTATTTAACGCCAAAAGAAAACCCTGGGTTTTAATCCAGGGTTTTCGTATCAAAAACTAATTGCTTAGTTTGTGAATGTTGCAGTGGCTGCTGTACTACCGCCGGTGGCAGTGTCTAGTGTAGCAGTGGTCCAAGCGCCTGTGGGATACACAGCAATAGCCAATGTATCTGTACCGGTGTCAGTAACTTCATATATAGCGATAGTGGCCTTGGTTTGAATGGCAAGCATAGTTGCATTCAAAACCGTCGGTGTGGCCACACTTGCCAAAGTGATTGTGAAGAAGTCTAACTTTGGACCAGCCAAGTTAACTGTGACAGCACTGGTTGCGCTGTTTAACGGTGTCGGGTGACCAGCACCTGGTGAAGTTGCTGTTGTTCCAGAGTCCATGTTGGATACTGGTTGGTACGTGCCGTTCGTTGCTGTTGTGATATTTGCCATTTTAAAATCTCCTAAAGTGTGTGGTCTTGGTTGACCTACTTTTATTTATGTATTTGGAGAAAAATTGCCAGTTAGGCTGCTTGTTCTGGGTTGTTTAGGGCACGGTTTCCTGCACTGAATCCAAATCTATTCACCAGTTTGGCACGGCCTGCTGGTGTTGCCAGCACCCAACCTTCTTGTCCTGGCTGCTGACGATCCAACTGTGTCAACATGTCAGTTTTGATGTTGTGCAACAACATAAACGCTGAAAACGCTGCGGTGATGCCGTCGGTGTTGGATCGCGGACTTTGTAAATATTCTACAATGTTGTTGAATTTGCGTGGTGTCACATTGGCCCGCAGCCAATCACCAAAGCCATTTAGCAAGTTGTCGTAGTTGCTGGTAATTCTAGAATTGATATAGCGTTTGCATAGCTGTGGCAAGTCAGTGATACCAGCCGAACGGAGGTCAGCAGGGTTGAACAATCCGTCAATGTCCTTGCCGTGAACGGAAATAATTTGACTCAGTTGCTTGACCAATGATGTGTCGAGTTCAATATTCTGAATGTCTTTGACGCTGGGTTCAATCAGCAACAATCCAGCAACCGGATCCAGTGCAATGCTTTTAATTGCAGTGGGTGAACTGTCAGGATCTTTGTATCTGGTGTGAATTGCAACACCAACTTCACTGGCAGCAATACGCTGTCCCAGCTGGCTGCCGGCCGGTATTTTGTATTCAACAAAGTTTGGTCGAAACACAAATGCGCCAGCCTGTTCAGGCGGTGTGTTGGTGTACAGCAGATCGCCTTGCACATAGCCACGCATGTTTTCCGGAGTGGCAGCCCGTAACAGCGGAAATAATTTTTGATAAATGGCTATCAGTTCAGATCTTTCACCCTTGCGCAGAGCCATTATTCGTTGAATATGCTCCGGCGATGTGGCCAGTCCGTCGTAGCCTTTGGCACTGAATCCGCTTTTGTCTGTGAGCACAAATGTGCCATCGGGCTTGCGGCCAAATATGATAGCAGGCTTTCCGTCCCACTTGACAGTGGTAGTTGCTCGGGTGTTGTCAGCTGCTTGTCGCATGATTTCCACTGCTTCGCGAATACCCCTGGTTCCTTTTTCAAACACTAGATCTTCCAAGTGTTCGATTCTGGCATCCTTTGCACCTTCCACAATGACCTGCATGCCTTGATTCACAATGCGATCACGCAGGCGTGCAAGAAAATCCACTTCTGTGTATTCTTTATACACTGGTTCGTCGCTTTCCATAAAAGGCACACCTTTTTTGGCAAAGTAGTCTCTGGCATCGGCCAACTTGGCGTCACGCTTGGGATCCTGTTCCAGTGCAGACACAATAGTTTCTACACTGTAT